ACGTCAAACCGCCAGAGCCTTTGACGGGCTTTCCGTATTCGTCCATTTCCATAGGACGCTCGGTACAGACATTCAATATATGGGGTGCATCGTCTAACATTACAGGAACTTTATTTTGGGTTTCTCGGTGTTGAGTTCATCTTTGAGGCCGTATCGCTTACACATCAGCGCGTACCACTTTAGGAAGCCGTCAGCATTGAAGCCTTGGGATTTCGAATGGCCGTTCTCACTGACTGAATAAGAGCTTGGCGTGAGCAAGAGAATAGGCGCGAACTTGATGATGGCCACGTTCACCTGGGCGTTCACGTCCGATGTATATTCCGCAGTTACATCGACATTCTGGCCTATCTCTGCAATCGCAGCTTCATTCAGCGTGATACGGAATCCGCTAAAGAGCTGTTTGATGTGGTCGCTTATCGTCATCTGTCAGCTAATTCAGATAGTTGTAACTATGGTGTCTATAGCCTGACGTAATGTAGCTGCAAGCGAGATTCTGACTGCGTTGTCGAAAGGTATTGCTGACACGCATGGAACTGGGCTTGGGCACATTGATGAGGTTCTTGCAATTCAGTCCGATAGTAACAGGTGGATGGTTACATAATCGTATATAGTTACCAGCGGAATTGACTGTAGGCACCTTGACCATTGAAAAGAGAGGACAGACCTTAACCGCAAAGAGCGGAGCATCTGCAGCGTCAGTGATTACCTGCACGGGGGCAGTCATCATCTCATAGTTCACAACAGCAAACTCTACCACGTCCATGACGGGAACAGAATAGCCGATGTCGGGCAGTTCAACACTCACCTTGGGAGGCTCGTAGCCGATGGTGCTTGCGCTGGCTGTCAGCGTAAGGCAGAATGCCATCAGCGAACACAAAAGAAACTTCTTCATTTTTGATTTTGTTTTTTTAGTTATTAAAGTTGGGGCGCAGCTCCGAAGAGCCACGTCCCGTTACCTATTCTCAGGCGTTCATCGTTGTGAGGTCGAGGTTCACAATCTTGTTCGGTGCAATGAACTCAGGAATCCACTCGCACTCGTACTCAATGTAACGTCCTTCCTCATCTTCGATGTTGCTGATAAGCAGGTCGCCCTGACCCTGTACACGGTTGTACGTGCGGTCACGGAGAGGATTTTTCACACGGTAAGGTGTGTGGTGACGCATACGGAGAACATCGTCAGAGCGAAGCAGAGTGATGCGGTCATCTGCATAAATCTGAACGTTGTCACCGTTCTGGTCTTCCACGAAATCCTCCTTAATCTCGATAGCAGGCAGACCGATACCCGTGAAGACATCAGATGCCATCTGCGAGGTAATCAGACCAGAAGCGAGATTGAAGCGCTCCTTACCGAGCAACATCTGGAACGTGCTGCTGAACTCAGAAGAACCGATGACGTTCTTGACGAATGTGCCACGGCTCATAATCATCTTCGCAAACTTGCCGTACTTAGGCTGGAGTTCCTGCACCTGCTTCTGCATGTAGGTGATGAACGTAGTCTTCACACTTGCAGCTGGGGTGATGGTATGGAACGGAAGGTTGATGTCCAACATCTTCTCTCCGTCGGGGTTGTCAGCGAGGTGAACCTCTGCCTTACCAGTCATCAGCAGTGAGCCGACGACAATATCCATACGCTTGTGAGCCATCAGCAGAGCCTGACGGAAGTCATCATAGATGAAGTTCACAATCTCATCCCACACAGCGCGCTTTCCGTTGTCATCGGCAGCGTTGAACTTGTCAACGAGATCCTGCAGGTCTGACAGACGGGCGGTGTCAATCTGATAGCGGTCGCCAAGGTAAGCCACCTCAGTAATGCCAGAGCCAAGGGTCTTGCGCTCCTGAATGGGCTTCTTGTCGTGCTGTCCGATGATAGAACCAGCGCGGACACCTGTAACGGTGCCGAGATAGGTCTTGAAGATTCTCGTGCGTGTCTCCATGAAACGGCCATACTGCATCCAGTAGATAGCATCCTGACGCGTCTGCAAAACACGGTCAATGACAGCCGACACAATCAGTGGGTTGTCAAAGAGCATTGATATAGTCAATCTTTCCATATTCTGTTACGTTTAAAGGATTTAATACTCAAACTGGAAACGCGATGTCAGACCTATCTTGTCAGCCTCAGTAAAGGGAAGGATGAGCTTGCTCTCCTTGACCTCGTAAGCCTGCATCAAGAGGGTCACGTTGACAATCTTGCCGACCTCGACCTTCTTGCGGTCATAGGTGACGAAGTTGGCGACGTTCAGCTGGACACTCTTCTGAGCCTCAACAAAGTTTGTGTTTGCAGCCACGTCAGCTGCCAAACCTTCTGAAAGGGTCAGAACATCCTTAGAACCGTCGGAGGTGTCAACTGCTGTCACCTTATATGTGGTCTCACCGATGACAATGCTCATGCCAGCCTTCACACCGCTGTTCTTTGCGATGTCAAGAGATGTGGCATCCTTGGAGCCTGCCTTGGTCTTACCAGTTACCAGCGTAACGGCCTCAAAGAGAATAGCACCAACTGCAATAGCGTTGCTGAAAGCACTTGCAATGGTGATAGTGTCATAATTGGCATTCGATGTGTCGATGGCACTTACCTTTACGGTCTCGTTGCCGTCACCAATCATCATACCTTTATAGACAAGGGAATTTTTAGCAATCTTGACAGATGTACCGCTTGCATAAGCCTCGACGACCTTTGCATTACGGACAACCGTCACAACACGCGTCTTGAGGTCTGCCTTAACAGGGGTGAACGGAGGAAGGAAAGAGCCGTCAACGAGGTTGTCGGTATTCAGCTTCCAAGGGCCACTCTTGCGGACACCCGTCTCGACGCGGTAAAACTCACGGGGCTGATATTCAGGCGTGAGATTGTACTGTGTACCTGCTGCCATTGTTTACTTGTTTTGTTGAGTTAATGATTTTGTTCCCTCTTCCGTCCAGTTGGCGAAGGTCTGCCCAGGTTTGTCGTTAGGGTCACCACCGCTTTGGGGCGCGGTCGGGAACTTGTAACCTTGGTTAATCATCGTCTGTTTCAAGTCCGTGAAATACACGTTCAAGTCCACAGATGGGTCGATGGTTCTGCCCTTGTAGGCAAATTCGGGAATACCAAAGGCTTTTGCAGCTGCGTCCACCCTTGCATCGAATGCGGCCTGCACCGATGCACTTTCCATCTTGTCTAAGCGGTCAGTGATGGGCTTCAAGGCTGTGCCGAGAGCCAGCGCGATAGCGTTGGCGATGTCAGTAGGCTGCTGGGCAGGCTGCTGTACGGTCGGCTGCTGCACCGTCGGCTGTTGTACCGTAGGTTGCTGCACTGTAGGCTGCTGCACTGTAGGCTGCTGGTTTTCCACTGGCTTACCGTCCTTGATGTTGAACTTCGTTTCGTAAGTTTGCACTGCCGTCTTGGAAGCATCATCAGCCCTCCGGTCGCCATAGTTCTTCATTACGTCCGCCAAAGTCACGGTATCGACTATCGCCTGCACCTGACTTTCGTCCGTTACTCCCTCGGATTTCTTAGAAGCAATCCGTTGAAGTGTTGCCGTGTCTGCTCCGACAAATTTCGTTTGCAGTCCAGCTAAGATTTTTTCGTAGATGGTCATCTCTCAATACATTTTAATTGTTTAAAAAAGCACCCCAAAGTTAAACACAAAATCCGTGGAAAACACAAAATCTTTTCTTTTGGGCGCGACAATTGGGCTTTTGTCGCAAAAAGAGGAAAATAGATGCGAGATACTGGCTTTTTTTGCGTACCTTTGCAACATCCTCCTTTCAATGATGACCGACAATCCCGAAAGGGTGACACTCCGCGAGAAGCACCGACGAAGCTGAAACGTCATTAAAACTACAGAGCATATATGTGGTGCATTGTCGGTCATTTTAAGAACTACAGCGGAAGGTGCCATCCACACCGACCGCAAGCCGTCCACTCATCGAGCATTGTCCTCATGTCACTGGGCGCACAATCGGAAGCTGTCACGGATGGGTGGCAGCTTTCTTTATGCCCAAAATTCTTAAATCGTACAAATAGAATATAAAAGTACGACCATCCATCACGGACAGCCGTACCCAACAAACTACTAATACTACTAACCTAAAACAAATAATATAAAAAACACTATTGCCCCTCTTGGCCTTGTTTCTGTTGAAGCTGGTTCTTTGCAGCCTGCTCTTCCTTTATCTGCTCCACCTGATCATGCAGCTCGCCATAGTTGTTGCAGTAAGCCACACCAGCTTCGGTAGTCCACACACCGCCAGATACAGCTGCTACAGCTACATCCACCTTATCTTTATCGTTGTCGATGAGGTAGGGAACAATCTCACATTCCACGTCGATGGTCTCTGATGACTCTCTGAACGATGCGTTGATGTCGCCAAGGGCATACAGCAAGAAGTTGATACGACGCTGGAAGAACATGCCCAGCTCTTCGCCATGATTCTCTACGGCCATGTGAGCTGCCATGAACACGTAGCGGAAAGCAACACCGCTGAGTGCTGTCGTACCTTTGATTTGGTCGAAGCTGATGCGCGGTGTGCCTGTCTGAGCATAGCATTGGTTGAAATATGTCTCTATCTCTACCTTCACGGGGTCTGCTGACTGGTTCCACGTCAGATATTTTGCGTTCACACCGTCGCCCGTCATCTGCAATATCTGATTGCGATGGTCTGAGCCATACAGCTCATCAAGCTCACCGAACAACAGCAGCTTTGGGAAGAAATGATTGTCGATGCAGTCAGCATAGCCGGATAGACATTTCTCCAGCCTTGAACGGATGGCGCGAATCTTGGCGCAATATGCGTCATCCCTGTCAGCGAACATCACGGGCAGTTTGCGGAAGCTGTGGGCGAAAGTACCTTCTTCGTTTATCATCCAGCTATCGAGCGTTTCCCATGTGAATACATCTGTCTTGGTGATGGTCATAAATACGGTATGCTTCACCCCGTCAAGGTCTGTACGCTCATATTCACGGCTGAAAGCAACCATGTCGCCTGTCTCATCATAGAACGGATAGAGCTTATCGCCAAGGAAAGGCGACCATATAGCACATTTCAATCGCTTGGTGGGTACAACCTTCACACCTACGAGTGCAGCGACCTTTGCGAATATCTTGCGCCAGAAGCCCATATCTTCTACGACGTACCAATATTCTGCCACCTCGGTCTCGGAGAGCCAGGCACGTACCTCTTTACGGTTGATGTACTTCATCTTGTTCGCTTTCAGCACCTTCTTCAAAGCTTCCAAGATTCCCTTCTCTTTATCGTCAGGCTCACATATCAACTTCGGCTCAGTGCCTACGGTGAAAGCGGTCTGAATGTTGACAATATCCTGCTCGATAGGAAGTGCGATGCGGTTAGGCTCCTTATCTTCGTACTCAGGCTCATGGTGAATAGATTGCCCAGTCTTTTCGTTGTACTCATCCCATGCGAGCTTTTTCAGCACCTTCACCTTGCCGACCTTCTTTTCATCCATGATGTCATGGCGCGACGGCTCCCAGTCATCTTTGAGCTGGTCAACCTTCGGCATTTCTCTCTTACGTCCTTTCTTCAAATAGGAAATCTTGACAGAGATGTCCTCGATGGCGAGAATATCCTGCAAATTCTTGGGTGTTTTCTTCAATGTACTCATATCTCTATCTGTTTTAATGATTAAATGCACTTGCGGAAGAGGAATGTTCCTGCTCTTTGTTTCTCTTACCCATCAGCTCGTTATAGCATACATACCTTGCCCCGTCGATACCATGATTGTAGTCATCAACAGGCACGTTGAGCCAACGTCCATCTTTATCTTGCATCCACGTATAGTTGTCGAACTCTTTGATGAAGTTGACGGAATGCTCCGTAATATATATCACAAGACCCTGCATGAACTGAATACCATCAACTACTGAGCCTGCACCCTTCTTTGTGGCAAGGATGGGAATGCCAGCGTTGCGAATCTCCCTAACGGTCTTAGGCTCTGCGTTCTCTGACCAGCATTTGCGCGTGGTACCTTCGGGATGTCGCTTTATCTCCTTTATGATGTCTGCATTGAGCATCTGAGTGCGGTAGCATTCTTCATCAATATAGATGGCATTCTTGTAATATCCGAGCGTGCCGATGGCCGTAGGGTCGTTAGTGAATCCGAAATCTATGAACCTCCAGCGTTTCTTTACCCAGAAGGGGATTTCAGGCACCAGCTTGTACTCGAATATCAAGCCCTCAATCTTGGCGCGTTCACCGAGGCCGTAAATCTTCCACTTGCGGATGTCAACCGTACCGTTCTGATAGTTATACTCAGTCGGCTCGTAAGAGAGAATCTTGCGCCTCATGTTCTCAGGTATCATCGGATTGTCAAGCATCGTGGAGTGGTCGAAATAGCAATCCTCACGGCTACATACCTTATCATATATCCAATGCTTCTCTGCAGTCGGGTTGTAGTCCAGTACCGCGAACTCTGCGCAACGCTGCTCCAGCTGGTCGAAGTCATCATTGGAAGCCTCCATAGCCTCATTTATCCAGAAGATGTCACAGGTAAGTCCGTGCAATCTCTGAACGTCATCGAGGCCGACGAACTCAAAGACAGTGTTCTTTATCCTTACTATATGAAGGGAGTTGTTTACATGAACCTGCCCCAGCAATCCCATCTGAGTGTATATCTGCTCGAAGTCGTGCCATACGGTAGCATAGAGCCACGTTCCCTTCTTACGGGATATGACGATACGTCGGTGTTTCTCGCTCTGCAAGGCCATTACGATGAAATACTGGATAAGGGAATACGTCTTTGATGAACGCGAACCGCCCTCAAAGACATACACATGGAACCGACCGCAGGCATGTGCCTGGCTCATCCTGTGAAATATCGGTGTTACCTTAACCTCCAGCCTCATTGTATTTTCTTTCTCTGTTTTATTATCTCTATTGCCTTGGCAAAGCCTTGGGCAACCCTCACACAATTCTCTACCACCTTGGGAGTATCTGCTTTCAGCTTGGCGACGGCAGCGTCACCCTCTGCGGTATGCTTGCAATGCGTCTTAAACCAATCATTCCAGCATTCCTTGCAGCAGAAGAAATGAAATCCGTCATCAACACCATAGAATATCGGTAACTTCGAGACAAATCCTGCCAGCTGCACCTCTGCAGCTATTGCACCTTTATTCTCCTTTTCGGTGTCTATCATGTGCTTTCCACACTGCTCACATCTCACTTCTTTCATCTGCATCGCCTTTCTCTTCTGATTGCCGTTTCTCTTGGAGGTCTAAGTCAGATTTGCTGTTATAGACCACCTGTATATCAATGCCAGTGACCTCGTTGTCCTTTCCTGCATTCTCTTCATGGCGCATAAGGTCGCGGTGTCGCCATTCGGGATCATGGTGATGGAGCCAGGAGGCAACCATCTGAGGTGCTGGGGCCCAACGCTGCTCCCTCTCCATGACTATCTGCTTATCCATATTGGCATCCCAGCCAGTACCACCGCACTTCTCGCAATGCTCATCCTTTCCCTTGCAGGAACAGCGGACACGGGCATATCTCGTAACCTTGGAAGATGACGTAGCTTGACCGAGGGCAAGCTGGAGGAACTGACCGCGAACGGCCACATTGATTTTATCTCTCGCGCGCGCTAAAACACGACCCAGACGCTCTGAACGTGTCTTGTTTTCCTCTTCTGTCCACTTGTCATATTTTCCGTTCTTCATCCGTCCGAAGGTCGTAGGGTTGAGTAACGGGAAGTCAGGCCAAACGTCACCTGGGTAGCTGCTTCTTTGTTCTCCTGATAGGTCTTCAAGCCCATACGCTATTTCGGCATCGGTATATCCTCTTGATGCAAGCTCTCCGACTGCATCATAGAAATCTTGTCTGTCGTAGTCGAATTTAGGTTTGAAAGACATAGTATCATAGTTTTACGGGGGTGTTACATCATTTCGTTGAGTTTCGCCATCAGTTCCTCGCCTTTGACGTACTTTGTCTTGTAAGCGTCCAAGCCGAACATCTCACAGAAGCCCACCATGTTCTCGAAGGTGGAGAATGATACGGTGATAAACGCCTGCTCATCCTGCTGTCTGTTAAAGGCAAGCTCGCGCTGATGTTGTTTCTTTGCCCTTATCTGCTCACGGGTCTCAGGCTGTCTGTTTGCAGCCGGACGTGGAGCGATAAGCCCGTCAAGGGAGGTGATAGCGGTTTTCACATTGTTGCTGACGGCTTTCGCTATGGAACTCATCTTCGCAAATTCCTCATTGGATAGACCTGCAGCTCTGTAGTCTATATCTCCCACATAGCGAGATACGAGGTTATAGTCTGCCTTGGTGTTGCCGAGAGCCATGTACGTCATCTGCTCCTTTTCGGTCTTCTCGTCGAGGTGTACGACCTCCAGCTTCACGTCGTAGTCGGTGGCAGGCGTACCGTCATACTTGTAGTAAGAATCCATCGCCTGAATACGTCGGTGGCCGTCGATGAGGTTGCCAGTGACCTCATTCCACACGATACCGCCCATATATCCCACCTTCTGAAGATTGAGCTTCTGAAAGCGTATCTTGTCATCCGTGTGCCGTTTGGGGTTTAGCGGATTGAGCCGTATCTGTGACCTCTTGATGGTCTCTGTCCTACTTTCTGCGAGTTTCTTCATTGCCTTTGCTGTTGTATTCGTACTCAAATAACAGACGTTCCACGTCGGGGTACTCACTGATGACCTTTGCCAGATCATTCGGATAGTGAGCTTTCAGATATAGCAGATAGTTGATGTCGCCTATATCGTCGCCTGAACTCTGAGCATGGTCGTACTTTTCGGGCTGCATGATGCCATTCTCAGCAATATAGGCCATAATATCCCTGTTGAGATATTCAGAAAGCGGATAGAACTTGAAAGACTTGTCGCTGATGGCGTTCATGCGGTACGTCCTCAACATCAAACGTCGGTTCATGCTGTCGGACTGCTTGAATCCATAGCAAGCCCAATGAATGCCAGTGTGCTGCCTTATCATGTCCGTAAGGTCGCCTAAGTTGTACTGCTTCTGCTTTTTGTTTTGGGTGCATCCATAGTCACCGTTCTTGATGTAGCTATAAACGCAATAGTGAGGTACTTGATACCATTCGACGTTAGGGTATTGCGCTTGTGCGTATCTCAAAAAGACTTCGTTATGTTCAAGGTCTTTAACGACGTACATGAATACACACACAACGCGCTTGAAACGGGTATATAACAAGTCTAAAAGCGTCATACTATCCTTACCCGTAAGCGAGTGAAATAGTATAACGCTGTCAGTCTGTCGTGAGACTTCTTCGATAATAGCAACCGCCTTATCTAACATGGTCTATTAGTACCAAGTTGGCGAGTTACCTACACGGTTACGAAACCAAGCCTGCAAGCCTCTTGCGCCTGCTGAGTTGCCGTTCTGCATCAAACTTCTACGTCCTTCTGGCATAATCGTAAATCTTTAAGTTACTTAATATCTGAATTATTCTCAATAATGCGCCCAAGGTTGAACACGATAAACATGTAGTCATCGGGTGCATCTTCTATCTCAAATTCTTCTTTGAAGATGTCAAAGCAAGTCTTTTCTGCACTCTCGCCCAAGAAATCAGAACTGCCAATGCAGAGATTCCCATCATCTTCCTGACTGCGAAGACACTGAAAGAAGATATTCTCGAAGGCTTCAAGCTCGGTGCCGACGACTACATCACCAAGCCGTTCTCTATGGAGGAGCTGGTGTTC